CCCCCCTGACAGCAGCCTCATTCGTCCCCAGAGCGCGAAACAACTTTTCTGCAATGCCTCGGTAATCCGCCATCATAGTGGCGTGATCATGCAGGATGTTGAAATCGTCAAAATCTTCAGCCATGCACGCCAACCCTCTGCTCATCCACGACAACCGTTCCTCGCACCCATGCAATTCTTGCAGGGCAGTGTACTCCAATGCGATCTCCTCGGATGCACTAAACAGGGCAGTCTCAGCACCGAGAAGAGCAATCGTCTCCACAAGCCAGTGCGCCTCAGGGCCAGGTAAGAGCATGCGTAGTCGTGCCGCTTCCATCTTGTGCACACCGCTTGTCACAACATCGCTGTCCTCAAACTCCAACACCACTGTGATTATATCATCAGCACTGAGCTGTGACAACCAGTATAATTTGTTGGGGTTATCAACCTCATACTTCTCACCTCTGTACTCGATAGACACTAGACCTCTTAGCCGCTTGCATGAACCGCCAGCCGCCAACATGCTGTAGTGCACAGGTAGGTCTTTGACCTTTTCGGTGGAATTGCGGAGCACCGCATTAGCAGCTTCTGTCTGATCGCGATCTAGGTAGTATCGCAACCGAGCATTAAACTGCTCATTGCTGGGACCATCAGCAGTTGGCACGATCTTCGGTGCATTCAACGTCTCACGGGATATGATCTCATCAATCGTGCTGAGTTCCTTGAAGTAGAATCGGCCGGCCAAGAGTTGGCTGTACATCATCACATCCACATTCAGGCCACTCTCAATGCGCAACGGTGCACACCATGTGGACCCCGTGTTTCGCATACCAGCATGGACCAATTTTGCCACTTTTATGTATCTCTCCAGACCATGACTGAACACACCATATTGTTCATACTTCCGCATGAGCACCATGCCTTCCTCAGAGGCGTATGAGAACATCAACACACGTGCTGCACACTGACCACCCAGACCGATCAGACCCATGAGCAAACGCGGATCACTGACTCTGGCCCAATGGTGTTCATCGTAGTGGATCATTGTGCGCACCGCTAGTACGATGTCGATTGTCTCACGCTTCGCTAGTTCACCAGTTGTAGTCGGAAACATCCACTTGAGCACAACCGCCTGTTCACGCAGCTCCGAGCGTGTCTTGCAGGCGAAACAGGTGCGGATGGCGTCCAGCATTTCTTCCCTGGGCACCGGTCTGCGTTCACCACCAGCACACTCAGCCAAACCAGGCAAACCCCACTCCAGCAATGTGTCCCTTGCCCTGTGGCTGGGATGCCAGCTGTGCACATCTCTAGAGTACATAACAGCACCAGGAGCGCGAGGGTATGTGCCGAGGGGCACCTTTTTGAGTGCATCCAGTGCGCCCAACTCCGCACGCAACTCAGCCCACACAAGTGGGTGCTTAACGGCACATGCTGCACGCCAAAGCCA